CTCAACTGATTGGACTCGTCTTTATAATTCCTTTTTTTCAGAAAGGATGTGAGAATAGATTCTTTTGTGGTGATTATAAACATTGGGATAAGACCATGGCACCTACGTTGTTGGATGCAGCTTCGCGAGTCATATTGAATATGTGTAAACATTGTGGATATTCACATGATGAATTATTAGTTGTTCAAGCAATCATGACGGAGTTGATATACCCTAGATATGAATGGGATGGAATGTATATTCAATTTTTATCTTCCATGCCGTCAGGAGTGTTTATCACTGTTATGATGAGCAATATAGCTAACTCACTTTTGTTTAGATATACTTTCGCAAAATCATGTGATGATGCGTATCCATTTGATGAGTTCATAAAATGTAATTTTATGGGTGATGACAATGTAGGTACCGTCGCTGAGGGATGTGATTGGTGGAATCAACAGGTTCACGCTCATATTTTAGCGGAGGTAGGTATCGAATATACCTCTGCTGATAAGAAATCAGCTTTAACGGAGTTTGTAACTCAGAAAGATGTTTCTTATCTTAAGCGTGGATTTGTATGGAACGAAGAGCTTAGGAATTATTTATCGCCGATAGAGGAGTCTTCGATATGTAAAAGTCTACATAATTATATGAAAAGAAAAGGTAGTTCTGTCGAACCTTTGGCAATAAGTGCTGCTGCCATTGAAAACGCCCTCAATGAATATTTCCGTATTGGGGAAGATATTTATAATCAGCGAAGAGAACAATTCGCTGAGATAGTGAGGATGTTTAAGATGGCGCACTATTGTCCAAGATTCAATGACAACGCCTTTCCGACATATAGGGACATGATGGAGGATTATAAGGAGAGATACATAAGTAAATCGGACAATTGCACTACGTCCGATATTGTCGCCTCAATGGAAGGGGCGCCATTTATTTTTTGTGCTGGTACAAAAGCGTCAGAATCGAAAATGAATAATCAAGTAATCGAGGAAAGTACCAACATCGACGTTACGATGACGCATGATGAGAGGGATGCCAACCCTCCCATCAAATTTCAAAAGCAAGCGCTGGAAGATAAGCTGGGCCTTGCGATTGGTACGACCACAGGAAATAGTTCCCAGGTTGTTACCTTTAAAGACAGTGTATCACAAATAGTGTATG